TCCATAGAAGGTTCTGCTTGTTGTGCCTGTAAATCTTGTTGTATCTGCATTTTTATCTTCTCTTGTTCTGCAGCTTCAAATAATGCAGCATTATCTTGCATAAATCCATACTGGTCAAAGCCCATATATTCTTCTATCATCTTAGCTACTAACTTAGGTGATACATGAGGACTAATCATTTGTCCTATTGGACTGTTAAATACACCTAGCATATTCTGTAAGAGCTGTGCTCTAGCAGCATAATGTCTAGCACCTATAGGTCTAATCTTACCTCTAGATGTTAAGTCTTCTTTAGTTACAGATAAGAAGTCTTGTACACCAAAGTCATCATCATATACTTTTGCTAGTTCAGGTAACTCTAAATTACGTTTAGCTGTTTCTAACATTGTATTTAAGATAGGTTCTAACATTTCTATCTCAAACTGATTAACTTTGTTCTGGAAGATTCTACCAGCTGCATTCTGTAATGATTGTACTTCAAATGCAGTCTTCTCTCCAGGTGTTCTAATACCCATAGCTTCTCTAGGAGCTCCTGCCATTTGTTCCATAGTATTCATTAAACCTTGTAGTTCATTGTTTACTTGGAATGCTGCAGGATTAGGTGGTAACATATCTATAGCACCATCTTCTTGTAAGTGTATAGTTGTCTCTGGTCCCCATTCAAATGGGTCTACCTCACCTTTAATAACCATTGGTGGATGTATGGTTAAGTCCATAGCATCTGCTTTAGCATTCTCTAGATGGTCTAGTCTATATTGCATACCTACTAGATTATCTAAAGGTCCCATACCATATAAGTTATCAGGTCTCTTTCTCCATGCTACATGAGCTTTAGTATCTTGTCCTATATAACTAGGGTTTTCTATATTACGTAATACATAGTTTCTATCTATAATTGTAATGATTCTATTCTTATGTAATACTTCATCATCTTTATCATAGAAGTCACCTTCAAATTCTAGTATCTCTACCATACCTGATTGGTAGTACTCTTGTAGTGTACCAAAACCATCAGCAATAAATGCTCCAGCTTTGTTTACATCTTCTACTCTAAACATAGAGATACTATTTCTTATTTCTAATGCTTTATTAAATGCTGTTTTATTGTACTGTAAGTCAGGTCTTTCATCTAAATCTCTTTGTAACTCTCCAACAGATTTAACATACCTAGTAAACTTAGGTGATTTAGCAAAAGAACTAGCTACAGGATTAAATACAATATCAAATGGTGATATACGTTTTAGTTTAGGACCATTGTAAGTTGTAATCATTTCTTTAGTTACTGGGTCTTCATGCTGTTCATTAACATATCTTACTTCACCAAAAGCATTACCATAGTCAATATAATCATATAACAGTAAACTTACTTCTTCTCTAAACTTAGATTCTTTTAGTTTAGTTTTCATGTAAGCTTCAATAGCTTTACGTTTGTTAATAGTAGAGTCTTCTCTAGATGCTCCTTCCCACTTCATCCAGTTATCATTAGGAAATAAAGCATCCATATAGTTTGCATGTAAGTTATCTCGTATTTGAGTTAACTTAGGCAATGTTGTTTTATTCTTCCAGGGTAGTGTACTATTTGATGTAGAAGTAGTATCTGTAGCAAAGAGATAGTTTCTTAACTCTCTCCACTCTTCTTCTTTATCATTTCTTTGTAACCACCATTGGTTATATAATCCAGCTAATACTCTAGCTAGATTCTCTTGTCCAATTGCCTGTTCTATTTCAGCTACTTCGCCTGCCATAATTTTTCCTTAACTAGTTATACCACCAAACCTACTATGGGTTGGTAACCGTTTATTAAATCCTAAACCTATGTTTGCTCTTAGTTTAGGTGCTAATGATATTGCCATAGCGTTTGATAGTGCATCTTTAATATCATCATGTGGTGGATGTACCATCACTAACTCTTCTTCTAATGTTTGACAATTACCACCTTTATAGTGCCAAACTTGTAAGTTATCATACTTTGGTTCTAATACTGCACCTACCCTCTGTGCTTTGTCTCCTAAGCTCCTAGTAGGTCTAAATTCATCAATTGATAGTGGGATACCATTTGGTTTAAGATAACTGTCCTTGAGCTCTTTAACGATGGTTTGTTGTGCTACTGTAACCTCAGCTCTTATCTTTCTAAATCCCCACTTTTCCCAAGACTTTAATATATGTTGATAATAGTCTACAATTCTTTCTGTTTTAAATCTATCTATATCTAGTACATAAAAGTTAGACTGATGGTCTACACCAACAACTACTAGTGCAGTGTAGTCTGCTTGTCTACGTAAACTAAATGCAAAGTCAATTGCTGCAAATACATTTAGTTTTCTATCTCTTAAATACCAATCTCCTTCTTTAACA